CTGGTAAATTTCTGAGCAAGATGCCAACCATCAATAGTTCCAGCACTTGTAGACTTAAACAAACCAGTAATAAGCGCGGGGTTGTAACGATACTCAGCCCAACGTTCTTGATAACCAAATACATCGTTATCAGTACTATTACCTGTAACATAAATTTCCTTGTTCAAAATAGCTTGTTCACCAAGCATAGCAAAAGCAGGGAAATAAAAATCATATCTAGTAGAACGAGACCACATACGACGAAGACCTTGCTGGTACGTAAGATCGGCGCGAACACTAACCAAGCCGATAATGACTCCATGCTCAGTAAACGATTGTGTAAAGCCGTGACCATGCGCGAGGCCCGTGCCCATAGCTGCCAAATTACCAAGAGGAGTGGTCGTGCCAGACGCATTAGTACCCGAAGTCTGCGCGATTGGATTGATCTGAATGGGAGTAGAACCACCGCCAAGATATTCAGGACGCTGCAAACGGTAATCAGGATTCCGAACGCCAAAGTGAGCAAAAATGAGTTCAGTATAACGAGTACCGCCACGGGCATCCCTTTCAAGTAATTTTTGAATTTGAAAAGACTGACGCAACTGGTTAATAGTTGCTGCAGTGGCTGTAGATAAATCAGCATACAATGAAGTAGTAGGAGCAACAGCTTGCAAACCAACAACTGTACCAGTAGGGTAAAGCTGTCGAGCAGTATTAGAACTGTCATAAACACCAAGAGAACCACCACCCGGAACCATATTAGCCCTAATAGGAGCCGAAGTACCAAGAGGCAAACTTACAGACGAACCTTTCTGAGGCCAAGGCAAAGCACCCGTAAAATAATCCTTACGCTTACCACGCTTCAACAATGAATAATCAGTATAAACATCAGGGCCATCACCCTTGTTAACAATTACAGAATTTTGTAAATTTTCATCTCTAAACCATTGGTTATAAATAAGATTAAGAGCACGAAGATGCAAAGCAGAATGGGTAACAGTTTGACCTACAGCGACCTGACCTACAGTAGGCAAACCCATGTAATCAAAAACAGAACCAACAGCATATCCACCTGCTGGTGATGTAACAGTAGGAACAACATAAGAAATAGAATCGCCTGGATTATCTTGTTCTCCCATAAATTTCTGCCAGTTATTCCAAATCAAACGATTAGGAACAAAAAAGAAATGCGAATCCAAATGCAAATTATCCATCGTAGGATACAAAGGCGTAGCCAAACGAGTAAAAGCAGTCATCTTCAAATTAAATGTATCACCGGGCAAAGCCTCATCAACATAAATAGGAATTAAATAACCAGCATTAAAAGTAGTCTTGTGAGCAGTTTGAATATTAAAACTGCTACGAGGAATGTCCGCACGAGGAACCATAGCGAACTGGTGTGTAGAAACCGATTGATTACGATGCATAAATACTCCAAAGAAAAGGGGCCGAAGCCCCAAAATTAGACCTTAACAGTCTTGCCCAAAGTCAGCAACTTAGGTTGATTATGACACTCAAAAGTACCAGTTGAATCATCAAAAGTACCTAATTCAAAAAGATCAAAATCATCTGCATGATTAAACATTTGGTTTTCTTTATCATCCCGATTGATCTCATCACTAAAACTACGAATAGCTAATCCAGCAGAAGGAACAAAAAAAGGGCGACCAAATGCATTAGCAGCACGATCTTTAACACTAACAATGATCTGAATCATGAATTTTCTTTCAAATAGTTACGAACAAAGTCAAGTTGCGAAGCAACTAAGGACTCTTTCATTTTCAAAAGCCTTAGTAACTTAGCAGCGTGAACGATATCACGAATATGAATAATTTGAGATTTTTCAGTCATTGTATTTTTCTATTCAATTTGACGTTTCAATAGCCTAGTCTGAGCTTTGAGAACAGTTTCTTTAACTTGTAACCGCTCATCGGAATTGTCTTGCGCTCTTTCTCTAGCTTCAAGATGTCTGACGAGCTGAACGGCTTCGAAATCAAAGGGATTGGTTTCAGAGAATTTTTTGTCATAGTAACGAGGAACTTTTACTTCCTTACCTTTCAAAACAATGTAATCATGAGGATAGACATCAGACTTGTACTTCTCTAACCACTTAGCACCAATGCCGGGACGAAGAGACATTTTATTAAATTCAGGAGTTCGTTCCTTAATCTCGCCAGTCTCAAAATCAGTTGTCTCATAATGATCTCTAAGCTCAATAGGAGTAGCACTAGAAACATTGATTTTCTTCATCACATAACGAGCTACATAAGCAGCCGACTCAAAAGTAACATCACCAATGGAACTATAACCAAAAGGCCAAAGATTTTCCAAAGCCTTTGATCTATAAATAAGAGAACCTGAAGCAGTACGTTTCCAAAGAGTCCTATCAGGGAAGTTAAAACCGAAAATGCACGCATGAAAATGAGGCCTTTCAAACTTTTCACCATACTCACCAGCCATATAAAAACGGATAGTAGAGCCCTTAAACCGTTTACGAAATCTTTTCATAAACAATTGAAAATCGACATAATTTAACGAACGATCAGACGGGCAATGATCGTTGTCATATGTCAATGTAATGAAGCAGTTCTCATCATGGAGACTTGCTTCATGCATACAGCGAATCGCCCATTGGCGACTCCGCTCAAGGCGACACCCGTAACATTGACCACAGGGTAGAGTAAGAGGATCACCCGCGCCGTTATCCCTGAAGGTAACCGAACCATCCCCTAGCCTATAGGCTTGTAAAGGATGGAAACAGGCCATTACAGACGATATCCGCCACGCATAGGAGCAGGTGCCAAATTCACAGCTTTAGTGTGATGATGAGCATTATGGAAATGACGAGCAGACTTGCCCTTAGAAACAGATTTACGCTTTAGCGGGTTCATGAAAATTCTCCAAGTTACTTAAAAATGGTGTCACCTAGCACAGTTAATATCAAGTAGAAGACTGTGCTACCCCGCCACCTTCAACAGGTGCGGGGTTGGTTACAAGCTCACTAGATGAGCCTACAACAATACCTAGCTTCTCAGCTTCGGAACGATTAGCTTCATCGCTAATAAAATCAACTAATGCACCGGGATCGTTGTTAAAACGAGAGCGAATTTCAGCAGGAAGCTGCATAAATGCTTGATTAGCCTCAATAACCATATTCATAGCGGTTTGATAGTCACTAACCGAAGTAAAGTCGCCATAACGAGGAACACGAACATTGTTCGGCAACTCACCAGTAAGGCCAAAACGACGGACTATCGTATTAATATCCGTCTCCTCACGAGCATGTTGTTGAGCCAGAGTAGGCTCTGGACAAGACAAACCAGAAGCATCACTAGCTTCCATAGTGTCATAGTTGTACGGAGTACGCAAAAAAACCTTAGTCATTTATCTTCCTTTAGTTGCACGATCGGCGCGATCACCCTGCGCCCTTTGGTTACGGGCGCCCATTACAGCACCCACATCACGAGTAGTTTGACGAATCACACCACCAGTAGCCTTCTCATAACGAGCATCATTCAAAGCTCTTTGAACATCAGCTTGAGCAATCTGGCCGTTAGCCACAGCCTCAGCAATACGAGCTTTAGCCAAACCAGCGTTAGCACCATTTAACACAATTTCAGAAGCAATACGAGGCAATGTAGCCTTATTAACTTGCACTTGCGAAAAATAATACTTACCCAACTCTTGTTGGGTTTTAATACCAGTAGACTCAGTTTCACCACGACGAACTGTACCAATAAGCTCACTCATCTTACGAGCACCAGCAAGACCTTCTTCCATCTCTTGTTTACCAGCTGCAGCAGTATTTAACTTAGCCTGACTTTCAGCTTGAGTAGCTTGAGCATTTTTAAGCGCAACATCAGCCTTGCTAGCTTCAATCTGCTGACGCAACAAATCACGCTCTAAACCTCGCTGATAACCTTGGACAGCCGTTGACATGGAATTTTCAATACCTTGAGCCTGCTGGCCAGATGGGGCACTACCAGAACCCTGAGAATAAGCCAACATAGGGTTTAACCCTGCTTGAGTCAAATCCTTAACAGTTGTCTGATAGCGAGTAGCGTACTGCTGAGCAGAAAACTGATTAGCTTCATCGGCAATTCTTTCTCTACTTTGGTTGGTACGCTCAGCACCAATAAAACTTAAAAGAGCATCTAACACAAAAGGCCTTTCTCCTCATGCAATTCCTACGGAATCGCACGAGGCCTATTTTAAAAATGATCAATAAGACCGGGAACAGAATACAAAGGCATTGGTCGAGCAACACGATTATCAAAAAAAGTATCAATCAAAAACTGCTGACCATTAGCAGATGCACCGACAGCCAAAATACGATCAACAGGTGGATTTTCCTGTATAAAAGTACTATTCAAGGTAGGCAAACTGGTAAATTTCTGAGCAAGATGCCAACCATCAATAGTTCCAGCACTTGTAGACTTAAACAAACCAGTAATAAGCGCGGGGTTGTAACGATACTCAGCCCAACGTTCTTGATAACCAAATACATCGT